CTCACCGGTGACCACCACGGCGTCATACAGGGGCGCGCTGCGGACCTGAAGGCTTTCGTTGGACACGATGTCCTCTTGCACCACGTGGTCAGGGGTCCGGTCGCGCCAGTCCCATGGGCTATGCGGATACCTCGCACGCACGCGCAGGCTTGCCTCGGCCGGATGGGACTGCACCACACCCCCGCTTGCCTCGGCAAGCCTGCTGATGGCATCCAGCGCCGGTGTTGCGTCGTAGAACCAGGCGCCGGCAGGCACCAGCCAATCCACGGTGTCGTAGCTGGAGGAGAACCCCGTATCGGCCAGCTCCTCTGCCACCAGCTGCGCCGCGCTGCGCTCCTCGGTGGTGGTCTTTACCCTGCCTGGAGCATAGGGGGCCGCCAGCAGCGCAGTGCGCGATCGCCCGGTCAACGTAACCCCGGCCCGGCTCCATTCGCGGCGCTGGCCGTAGGCTTCCACGATAGCCGTCCACACGTACCCGTTCAGGGTGATCTCCACGAGCCGAGGCCCAGCGGCTGTCGGCTTGAGCAGGGCGAGGTGGCTCGTGTCGGCCAGCTCGAGGTCGTAGCTGCTCCCCCACGCGTCGACACTGGACGAGATAGAGACGCTTTCGACTTGGATGGGCAAGCGATCGGGCAGCCTCACCACGGCAATACTGTTGATCACGACGTAGGTCCTTCGTTGCGGGCGCACCACGTAACAGGCGGTGACACCCAGATTCAGGGGCGCAAAGCCGGGCACGCCGATAGTCCGGCAGCCCAGGTTGAGCGCTACATAAGCCCCGGGGGGGGCGATCGGGTCGGGATCCGGATCTGGGTCGGGACCTGGTACAGGCGGCCGCACTATCCACGGCACCGGCTTGGCTGCTCCCCAAGGCAAGGTTGCAGCGCGGCGTCCAAGCCCCGGCGTCCGCCACCGCAGGTCCACAAAGCAGCCCCCACGAGCGGGCTTCCCGAACCACTGAAGATCAACAGACAGAGATGTCGCTGCAGATGCGTTCCACGCGAGCGCCGCCGCTCGGCTGCACCCGGCAAGCTTGCCCTTCCAGCCGACCGCCAAGCCCTGCCGCTCGACCCCAAGCGGCCGCCAAGGAAAGTCAATCGCAGCGCGATACGCCCTAGCTCCAGAGCGCCATTCGAAGCTCACTGCACCGAGAAGAAGTGGCGTTAAACCCCATGGCAAGCAGGCATCCGCACGTCGATTCAGGGCCGGTGTCCACGACACAACAGAAGCCGCCCCGACCATCTCGCCGGCCCGCCACGAAACCGTGGACAGCCGCCGCAGCATTCCACTTCCCTGCCACGGGAGCATCGACGAGGAGCGAATACCCCGGATCACAGGCTCAGGCGGATCAACGTCCCAAGCCACACCCAGATTGAGGCCGACGTACGCCCCTCCAGCGCTGAACGCCGGCCCCAAATTCAAGCCAACAAACCTGCCAGACTCAGCCATTACGGATCCACTGCGGGCAGCACCCAATCTTGAAGAGCACCATTGACCAGACCGCGGTCATCGAAGCCCATAACCAGGTAGTGAATCCCAAGGGCAAGGCCACCGATTCGCCACGTGCCATCAGAGCGGCTCAGAGCTACGCCGGCAATACGAAAGGTGCTCCGCTCCATGGCGACGATCCTGCCGACCGCAGGAACGTTTAGCTTCTTAAAACGTCCATCGGGTGCATCTGACGAGGTATCAGCGGGGGCGGTACCGGCAAGATAGCCCTTGCCGCCAAGATCGAATGAGTTGTACAACCGAACAGAGTTTCGTCGATGGTTGACCGCCATCAGATCCACTCCCTATCAAGTTCGAAAAGCACCTCCCCGACGTACTGCTGGCTGCTACCAGCACTTGCGTTCACTCGAAATCTCTTGGAAATCAGCACCCCATCCATCAACGTTTCGTTTCCGTAAGCGAGCGTGGAGAGCGGGACGCGAAGCCCAGGATACTCACCTCGCATCAGGAACTTCTGCTCAAGCAGCATGCCCTGGACAGACAAAACCCCACCGTTCACAGGTGCTGGGAAGTTGTAGTACTCGTTGGCCACCGACCCGCCGTATGGCGACGAAATTCCGATATTTATGGCCGAAGCTACGCTAAGAAACCTCGCCCCGGCCTCACCTTTTGAGTTGCGCGCAACGAAAAGCGCTGCGTTCGTCGACCCCGGTGTAAGGTCCCACGTATTGCCACCGGATTGGAAGGTGATGCTCTGACCATTGCCCGATGCGTAAGACGTCAGTGCGTTCTGCGAAAGCGCGAAGCAGTGCTGGTCTCCTGGCACATAGCTATTGATGTCACCGACGAAGTGTGGCGCATCGAAATCCGTTCCCTGACCAGTGTGCTGAATGAACAGATAAAGGCAGCGCTCATTCCCAATCGCAAACCACGGCCGAGCAGTTCCGCCAGCCGTACTTGATTTGATCCACAAGCTTCCGCCGGCGCGCTGAGCGACGGTGGGTAACGGATTCACACCAGTGTCAACGTTGCTCATCGACTCATATCCACGCAGCAAGCCGTATAGCGCATTCGAATCGTCGAGCCGCAGGCAGTAGCCAGTTCCCGTAATCGGATTGTTTCGATAGGCCCGCAGGTTCGGACTAAGGAACTCCCGCGACCAACCCAGCGGCGTTTTAGCATTAGCTCCGGTGCCGTACCCGTCGACCAAAATGGCATCCAGCAGCGCGGCCAATGCGCCGACCTGCCCACTCACAACAGGGGCGCCTGGATCAGTGCTGCGGAAGATGGTGGGAAATAGGCTCACGATTGAACTCCCGCAATGTTGCCAATAACTTCAAACCTCGTTGAATCAGTTGCCCCTTGGGGAGTGCCGGGAAGCGTGGTGCGCACCATCCAGACAGGCGCCAGTCCGCCGATGGTGTTGAAGCGGACGACGTTGTTTACCGCCCATCCACTGCCCCACCCTTCGCGACGCAAGGTGAAATAAGGCTTACTGGTCCGTGGATTAATCGGCGCCAGGTCAGCGGTGGTGTTACCGGCCACAATGATGCCGACCGTCTCACCGATGACCTCGAACTGCGTCGCGCTGGTAAACCGGATAGCCCAGCGTTCGGTGATGGCGTCCGCATTCGATACCAGCAAAGGAAAGTCTGTCTCGTTGTAGGAGGCCGGGGCCTGGCTACCGATCAGCTCATTGCTCCAGACGTTGGTCCATGCGGCTTGGTCGAACAGATTCTCGATGCGTGCCTGCAGATCGAGAGAGCCATTGGCCTCACCCAGGCGCAGGGCGGTGCTGATCAGCGACTCGCCGGCCGGGTAGTCGTGGGTCAACCCGCTGTTCAACTCAATCTCACCGGTGATCTGCGGTTGGGCCACGAGCCGCCGATCCTCTACGCGTTCGCGGATGATAATCGGGAGCGTGTATGCGGCCAGATTGAGTGGATCGCTGAACGTCAGCACCCCTGCGTCCAGGTCCGCCACATACCACGCGCTATCCACCGGGCGGCCGGCGGCATCACGCACCTGCACAGATGCTTGGCGGCCGCGCCCAAAGGCGACGGTCTGGCCTGCCGCGGGGGACACGACGGTGTGGCTTGCAGTGTGATGAATCAGCACGGTCTGACCCGCCTTGAAGGCAGGTACGCGCCCGTCACTGGGCAGTCGCACCGACTCCAGGCCAATGACCACGGCCGACAGCGGAATGGATCGATAGACAACCGCGCCGATGTAGACGCTACCAGGCAAAACAAGAGTGGGCTTCCACACCTGGTCACCAACGACCTCGTCCGGGTCAAACCACGGCTGGCCCTCGTTGCCTGTGACCAAGACCATGCTCCCAAACTGGACGTTGACCACACCCGAATCCCAATCCACCGCGCCACGAACAATCGAGCCGCTGATGACCCCATTGATGTCAGCGGTGGCGGTCGCCAGAACCCCATCAAGCGTGGTGGCGCGAAGGGTGAAGTTCCCCGGCCGCAGCGGCGAGCCCGGCGTCCGGAAGAAGATGACGGCGGCACCCGGGTCTGCGATACGGGTCAGCAACGACTGAACCTGGACGGCGTTGCTCCCGCCCGCAAGCCATTGGGTGAGGTTCGCGGCGCCACCCGCATAGTCGATGGCGCCCGCGTAGATGCCAGCACCAGAAACTGGGTCGACGGAATGGTACAAGCCGCCATTGCGATCCACGTACGTGCGGCCCTTGAAGGTGAACCGGACGCTTCCCGGCACGATGCTGTCGCTGATAGTCGGGGTGAGCAGAAGCTGTACCGGCGGCAGTGCCAGGGATTCGATGGCAGAAGTCTGCGCCGATCCAGCGACCATCCAGCCCATCGAGATCAGCGTGCCAGCCGAGAACTGCGCCTCAACATCCTTTCGGTAGTAGCCTGTGACCTTCCAACGCTGGTTTCCACCCATCTCGTACATGGGCACAGAAACCTCGTGGACCGTGAAACGTCCAGCCTGCAGGTTGACGGCTCCGGTGCTGTAGTTGATGGAGCCCATAAGCGCATTGCTTGCCTGACCACCGACTGACAATGCAACGATGTTCCCCGCCGCGTCGTCCTTGGCCAGCACACGCATGATCTTTGGAGTGGCAGGCATGCCATCCTCCCCAACGTTCACCGAAATGGTCCAATCCAACTGCAAGCTGCCTGCACGCACGGGACCAGTCGGCACGGAGAATGCCACGCCCCCATTTCCATCCGGCACCGGCTGCGCCGTTGCCGCAAGCGCCTGGCCGTAGTCATAGACGCACGCCAACTGGCTGTCTGCATCTGGTAGCGAAAGTGGCCGGATGAGAACTTCACCGGTGGCATAGGCAATCGAGCCACGCACCACTCCGCCGATAACGAGTCCGCCTGCACCGTTGTCTGAAACCGGGAGGGATTCACCGCCGACCTTGAGCGTGAACGCTGCCGTGCCCGGAACAATGCCCGCCTGCCCAAGCATGAAGTGCAGCGCCGGCGGCGCGATCGCCAAGTCACCCGTCCGGGCCTCAGCCAAGACCGGCGTGCCCCATCCGATGAGAACGCTGCTGTCCAGGTCGGGCAGAGCCCCGGCCGTGAGGACCACCGACCCGGTCGCATAGTTGACCGTCCCACTGCCCTGCCCCGGCTTACCGACGAGCTGGCCACGGCCGTTGTCGCTCAACCGGATCCACCGGCCCAAGGCGCGATAGTCCACCACCACTGTGCCGGCGGCAGGCAACGGGTCGATCTGGAACAGCCAGTTGTAGCCTTGGTTGTTCTGCGTCACCTTGATTTCGTCGGTGAAACCTTGCTCGATAATTGCCCCAGCCGGAGTGGCCGTGATAGCGACGTTCGTGGAACCGACGCCATTGGCGTTGGCCAGGCTGACAGAGCCAGCAAGGTAGTCGACAGTGCCAGACCAAGGCGACGCTGTGGCCGAGGCCAACTCACCGCTGCCGTTATCCGCGAGCTCGATGCTGCCAGCCAGCACCTTGACCGATCCCACGACCATGGGATTTCCCAGGAATCGAACGGCAGGCACGCCAGCGGCGAACACGCTGCTATAAGACAGGCCGAGGGAACCCGCAGGCCCAGCCTGCACGTAGCTAATCGTGCCCAAACCAGCCAACACGTCGCTGACCGGCGTCTCTGCAGTCGAGGTCGGCACGATCGTGACATAGGGCGTGTCCACCAGCACCGACAGGTCTCCCGGCTTGGCAGCCGCGTCCAGGCGCTTCACACTGTGATAGGACGTTGCGTCCACAACGTTGGTCTCATAGATCCTCGTCGGTGGCTTGCTGCTGGTGTATCGCAGCACCTCCTGACCGAAGAAATTGGATGCCAGCGCGTTGACCGTTTCGATGATGACAACGTCGCGCTCGAAAGCGCCAGCATCATCGTAGAAGGTCCGCGTGCTGCGCGACAGAAGTCCCTTCACCCGGATGTACTGTTCTGCGGGGGAGTAGCCATTGGCATTGGTCGCGAGGCAAAGATTGTCGTTGATGTCAGGGCTGGGAGCGTCCTTCATGCAGTAGAACTGCACGGCCATCTGACCGATGAAGTGATTGCTGAGCAAGGTGTAGCGCGACTCGACGCCTCGGGTGATGTAGCTCTCCACGCGGTTCTTCGCGTCCAGGCGCACGTCGCTGTAGCTGCCGGTGGCGAACATGCTCACCGTCACCCGTGGATCCGCCGGCGGGTCCACGAGGACCCCGATAGCATCCTTGAGCACGTCCGTGCCTTGAGTATCCACGTGCACGAACATCTTGCGCAGCGTCGTCCGGCCAGTGGTGCGCTCCTCATCGCCAATGTCGGGGAACAGGTTGTTCATCTGCCCGTCCACTATCTCAGCTTGAACCATGCGGCCACCGCCGTCAGGGTTGTCGGTGAGGCGCTGGGACTGGCGCATCTTGATGTCAGTTGCAGAAATGGGCATCGGTTACACCGTCATCAGTCGAAGGGTGATTGAGTAGTAGTCGCCGTCCAATGCGGGAACGGCGAAGCGGATGGGCTCGGCCTCGATCCCAGGTCCGTCGGTGCGGCGCCAGGCGCCCGACAGCTCGCGGTCCCCGCCGTTATGTGCCGGCAGTACTAACGCCAAGGGCGTGGTGCGTGGCTGCTCTTCGCTGGCCTGCAGGGCCCGCACAACGTCAAGGGTCACCGCCCCCACCCATGCGGTTCCATCTCGCTGGGTCTGCAGAGTGATCGGGCGGCCGGACTGCAATGAAGATTCCTGGACGATCTTCGCCCCGGTGAGGCTGGTCTTTACTGTCTGCCCCACCCGCCACGCAGTGAACTCGTCGATCCACTGGAGGTCCGCAGGTAGCTCGATCCCGGCCAACAAGATCCGGCTCATGCTGACCTCCCGGAACGCACCGATACACTTCGGCTGCGCGCGATCTTCTGCAGCACCAGCGGCGCAACCACGGCCATCGTTTTCACCATGATGCCGTAGGCAACCACTGCGGCCAGCGCAGACACGCCGTCGTTATTTGTGAAGCCAAGCGCAACACCGATAGCGAAAATCAGAGGCATATTGGCAAAAACGGAACCGCCCGCTTCGGCCATAACGTGGGAAACCACTTCTGGTAGCCAGGTAAAGTTTGCCGAACCGACGCCAAGCAGGATACCTGCGA